AATCCTATCAATAATGACCAACCAATATGACATTGATGCAAGTTGTGGTGGCAAGCGCAGAGGCTGCTGCCTTATCGAATTACCTCACGATGCCGAGCCTACTGATGTTGTTGCTGATAGCAGCACTCAGCGCATCATTCTCTTTATTTCTGGACTATCTGTTGGAGGATCATCCGATTGGGCAGTGGTATCTATACCAAATCCAGAGGCTACCAACTTACTTAGCGAAACCGCTGGGTGAATGCCCTTTCTGCTCCGGTGCATGGCAGTTCCTTGCCATTAGCTGGCTATACTTTGACTATCCATTCCTTTTATGCTCAATTTATTTAGGCGCAAATCACATGATGCTGCTCCTGCTCAACAAGTGGCAGAAGAAGCTCCTATACAAGAACAAGGCAGCAGAATACTTTACAGGGGTGTAGCTCCTAAAGACAGATGGGATCAGATTGAGTTTGCTTTCACCTCTGGAGGCATCAATTACTTTAGGTTCACCGCAGAGGTCAATGTGCCATTTCAAAGGGCAGTAGCAGCAAGAGACATCTTCACTGAGGAGCTATGGCAAATCAACCCAGACTTCCTTAAAGGCTGGAACAATGGACTGATCAATCTGCTCTTGGACAAGAAGAAGAAGGATGACAAGAAGCTTTATGAGATAGGCATCCTTGCATCCAGACTAAAGGAGCAGATGGATATGTCAGTGAGCATGGTTAGGCAGCTGAAGCTGGCTACTGTTGTTTACTTTGATGAGCAAGAGAATCCACTGGACTATCAATACCCATACAACAAGCAGAAGCTTGAGCATTGGATGAATCACAATGATGTGGAGGGTTTTTTTTTGAATCTGCCGGAGTACGCTTTTCTGCCCTCTTTGACCGAATACAGCAAGAATTTCCCGACCTATTTGCAGGCAGAAACTCTCCAAAGCCTAAACAACCTGAAACACATTATTGGACTTCAATCACAAGACAGCACAGACAAAGATTTGATGAGCAGTTTAGAGTTGCAGGTGGAGATCCTCAAAGAATTAAGTTCCTGGTCGAAAGACCAATCTACGAGTACTATCTGATTGTAAGCACCTATATTGCGGAGCAAAAGAAAAAAAGAAATAAAGCATCATGAATTGTCATCTTGTTTTGGTTTAGATTTCAGAACCGAAAGAGCCACTGGATTCCGGTGGCTTTTTTCTTTGCTATCTTTACGGCATGGCAACATTATCCACCAATGACATCAAGATCAGGTATGACATTGACCTGAGTAAGCTTCAGCAAGCATCAGATGTATTTGATAAAATTACATCAGAGGAAAGACAACTTCTTAATGAGCTTGGTAAGTTAAAAAAACAATTTGAAGCTGCCGGACTATCAGCAACAACTGCTGCAAATAATGCAGCAAGAGGAATGAGTGATATTGAAAAGGCTACTCAAAGAGTTGGTAATGCTATAGTTACATATTTCTCTGTTACTAAAATCTATGAATTTTCTAAGGCAGTTATCAATACAACAATTCAATTTGAGTCTCTCCGTAAAGCTATAAACTTTACTTCTGGATCAATTGAGGCAGGTGCTGCTAACATGGAATTTTTAAGAAATGTTAGTAAAAGTCTTGGGATTAGTCTTGAAGCAGCAGCATCTGGTTTTAAAACAATAAGTGCATCTGCTAATCAGGCTGGCTATTCTAACCTACAAACTCAAAAGATTTTTGAAAATGTAAGTAAAGCTGTGGCTGCTTTTGGTTTAAGTAGTGATGATGCTGCTGGAGTTTTTAGAGCATTGTCACAAATTATTTCAAAGGGTACTGTACAAGCTGAAGAACTTAGAGGGCAAATAGGAGATAGGATACCTGGTGCTTTCAGCATTGCTGCTAAAGCAATGGGAGTTACAGAAAAAGAGCTTAACAAGTTAATGGCAACAGGAAAGGTAACTGCTGCCGAGTTTGTAGTTCCATTCACTGAGGCTTTAGGAAAAATGTCTGAGCAAGCATCTACACTTGACTCAATGGGTAAAGGTTTTCAAAGATTCCAAAATGCTTGGCAAGCAATGATGGAAACCTTAGGAAGACAAGTAGATGAAAATGTTGGTATAGGGAAATTTGTAAATACATTAACAAGAACATTAGACTTTTTAGCAACTGCTACACAAACTGCAATGCAGGAGCAGGAAAAGGCAATGGGAAAAGGCTATCAAGCTATAATGGATTCTGAAATTGTTACCTATGATAAAGCTAGATTAGAAAAAGTAAAAATTGCGATCCAAAATCAGATTGAATTAACTAAGGCTGAAATTGATGGAGCAAATCAAAGACTCAAAGCACAGAAAAAAGAACTAGAAGAGTCAAGTCCATTCCGGCTATACGGAAGGCAAGTAATGAGAGCTAATATAAGAGCTATTGAGGATGAAATAGAAGCAATAGGACTTAGAACAGCAAAATATCAAGGTGAACTTAAAGCACTTGATGAACTAATAAATAAAAAAGAAAAGGTTAATCAATTAAATATTGACCCTAAGGAGTTAGCGAAAGAATATCAAGAAAGACTTAGGCTTTTACAATTGGAAAAAGAATTAGCTAATCTTAGAATAAAAATAAACTTTACGAAAAAAGCTGATATCCTTAGAGAAGAATATAAGGCAGAGGAAAAATATCTAAAAGATGTTTATGATTTACAGGTCAAATATTCTGATTTAGGTGTACAGGCAGCTATTGATGGAATAGAAAAAACCAGACTTCAAAGAGAACTAAATAAAGTTGAAACCATCCGAGGATTAAAGGAAGAAACTCAAAGTACTTTAGATTCCATTAACAAAATGCGGATGGAATATAAGAAAAATGATGAAGAAAGGGCAAAGGCTCAAAAGGAAAGTGTTGATAGAACAGCAAAAACCAATTTTGAAAAGGAACAATTAGAAATAAAACTTCAAGAAAAGTTAAATGATTTAGATGAAAAGTTTGCTAAAGAACGAATTGAAAGAGCAAAAAGAGAAGAAGAAGAGAAATTAGCAATCCGTGAAAAAGCTATTGAATTAGGTTCAACACTTGTCAATGGCGCATTCAATCTTTATCAGGCTAACCTTAGTAATGAGATGACCTTGCTCCAGAAAAGATATGACCAAGAGATAAAGTTAGCTGATGGCAATCAGCAGAAGATTGATGAGTTAAATCAAAAGAAAGCAGAGAAGGAAAAGGAAATAAATATCAAGCAATTTAAAGCACAACAAGCTGCTGCAATTGCAAATATTATATTTGAATTAGGTCAACAACTTGTAAAGTATAGTGCAAATCCTTTAACTGCTCCACTTGCAGCCTTATCAGCAGGTATTGCAGCTGCCCAGATTGGCTTTATAATGGCTCAACCAGTACCAGAATTTGCAGAAGGTACTAAGGGCAAGCCATTCAAAGGAGGTAAGGCAATTGTCGGTGAGCGAGGAGTTGAAAAGGTTGTGACTGAATCAGGCAAGGTCTACTTCACTCCTCCTACTGCTACTCTGGTTGACCTTCCAAAAGGCTCTCAAGTAATTCCTAACCATGCACTGAGTAGGCAGGAGTTGTTCCTTGCTAATCACTATGCCAGCAGAAGCAGCAACACAGCCTCTCCCGTTGTAGGCAAGTTGGATGAGCTTGGAAGCATTATAAAAGGTCTTCCAATAACTCAACTAAGCATGGATGAAAGAGGCTTTGAGAAGTATATCAGGACTCCAAGGCGCAGCACTAAGATTCTTAACAATAGATTTGGCATAAAGAACTAATGGCAAACTGGAAGTTTTACCTTGATGGCATAGAGGTTGAAGAGCCTATAGGCTGGGATGCTGTTGAGTTCACAGCAGTCAGAATGGAATCGCATGGCATTGATCAGCCATTCAGCACTGAGGTTAAGTTCTATGAGCGAGGAGCAAGATATATTAAGTCAATCTTTGACCAGTACTTCATCAATCAGCCTATTGCCATAACCATCACCTCTGATGTAGGCTATAACAATGCGCCTTATGAGTTTCAGGGATTCCTGAACATGGCAATCTACCAAGAGCATAATGTGTGCGATACAGATACCTGGGAGATTACTGTTGGCATCATTGATGATGAGTTTAGGGAGCAATTCAAGTCCAGACAGGATGTAGAGATTGATCTGAATGGAACAAAGGATTTAAATGATGATACCATCCCAGCTTTGGCATTTCGGAATATCAGAATGCACAAGCAAGAACTTTATTTAGAGGCATTTGCAAAGTCATATAGTGTAAGGACTCACAGTCAGGCTAATAATCAGGATGTCATTGTTCCAATTTACTATACAACATCTGACTTTAAGGAGCAGTATGGATCTACCTTTAATACTAATTTGACATTTATTCAGCCAACAACATGGGGATCAAGTCCATTTTTTGTCAATAATGGAGGATTTGCAAGGTGTATAGATGCTACTGGAAGCTTTGAATTAACAGTTCAAAATAATCATCCAACAAACACTGTTGATGTTCAAGTATATTTTTTAGACTTTAATGGGAATGTTCCAGGCACTCCAACATATATTTTAAACACAACTCAAGGACCAGGAGTTCAAACCTATAACATTAGCTTTACGAATGTTCAGCTTTGTGTAAACCCAGGTATAAAGCTTAATCTTTTAGTTTATGCAAGCTATCTTGGCAATCCATTCAATTCTGATGTCACAATTGATATTGTCAGCTTCAAATTGACTGAAAAAAGCAATTCTCAATTTGCTTCTCTTTGTGATGTACTAACCATTGAAGAATGGCTTAACCGAGCAATCTATATTATGACTGGTAGCAACAATAAGCTGCTATCAGATACCTTCAGTGAAACTAATGGTGGTTGCTATTGGAACAATGCCTTAACCAATGGACTAAGAATAAGAGGTTCTGCTGACATACCAGGTTATGAGCAGCTAAAGACATCTTGGAAGTTTAGCTTTGATAATCTGGATAAAATCTTCTGCCTTGGATGGGCATTTGAATGGACTGGATCAGAGTGGAAAATCAGAGTTGAGCCAAGAGAGTACTTCTACCAGAACTTACTTAGCCAGACCTTTGCCAATGTCGGAGAGATAGACCAAATAGCAAAGGTTGATATTCTAAAAAACAACTTTACTCTTGGTTATACCGACAAGTGGAAGAACATTCAG